AGTTCGAATCGATTCTTCATTGGTATCTAATATATCTTGTGATTCATCTTCGTCTTGTTCAGACAATCCTTTGGCTTTTCGGATAATTGCCATTCGCTCTGTTTCGGATAGATCAGTCATTTCAGTTAATACACGATCTAGTTCTTGATAATCTGATTCAGAGTCGGGATATCCTTTTGGTAATCGATATGTCCACTCTGTAATTAAAGAATTTATATTCATAACGTAATTGTTCTCATTTTATCATAAATATTGCCAACTTTACATTTCACCGGAAAATTCCCTTGTTCTAACAAGTTTTTTAATTCTGGTAAAATACTCTTAGCTTCTGATAAAGGAACATCGAATAATACGGAGTCATATGTATATAATATTATACATGTTTTGTGATCTTGTAAATAGTCTTGAAGTTGTGATAATTTATTAACGGATACTTCTGTTTCAGTGGCTTGTAAATAATAATTAAACAATTTAAATGAAGTCATATTGGTAACTTGATCTTTGCATATACTGCGACCAATAATCGGCGTTTTTACGCATCCATTACGTTTCCACTTATCCCATAGGTTAAACACAAAATCATTTACTTGCTGAAAAAATGGAATACTTAAAAACTCTTTGTCAATACCTCCATATAAAAGACGAAATGTTATTGATTTGCTTTCATTTCTTTGTTCATCTGTTAATGCATCTGTGCCAAAATAGAATTGGCCGAGATAATCATGTATACTTGTTTCAGGTAAATTATATCCGATTAGTTTTGCAATTAATCTAACATGATAACTATCAAAATCCATTTCAATCAAAGCACCATTATCAAAACGACTACAAAATGCAGATCTAGTACCATCTTCTTTGCTCATAGCCGCATAATTGAATCCACCGAATGCATTACTTGGCCGTCCAGTGGTGGTATGATAATTATATTGCGAATATACCATATTGTCACTAACCTGATCAGGAAATTTAAAATTACTATTAACTCGTAATCCATTACTTTCTATTTGAGCAAATGTTTTAGGATATAAATTGTTAAATTTTAAATATGAATCAGTTAATTTTGCATTCATACACATTGGCCAAGAATAATGTCGTATCTTTTGACACATTGCCAAATGTTGCTGCATTGGAATCACTGCATTTACCTCTTTAAGAGATTTCAATCTTCTCCAATAAAATTCATGTGCTGCAGTTGGATAGTGATTCTCATCATATGCTTCATTATACGTGTACCACCATAAACTCTTAACGTCCCATACGGCATTGTTTCCGCCCGATTGTAACCATCGCTTCTTGTCGTGGATAAATATATCAGTTAATGATAAGAACTGTTTTACGTATTCGGGAAAGCCCCTTATTTGTTCAGTGTGGTGTATTGGGATTATCCATTCACTCTCATCTTCACAATAAACGTAGATTGCGTATATATCTTGAATACATGTATGTGATGTTGAGTTTGCGTAGATAGGAACTAACAATGTCTTGCAATCTGCAATTATTTGCAAACACTTCGTTACATCAGATTCATAGTCCACTATCATATAACATATAATAGTAAAAATTTATTAAGAATCCAATCCGTTAATATCTTTTGGAGTTACATTGTCATTATCAACATAATACTGTAATAGATCTGTAAAATATAAAGATATACCAGGTACTGTGATTTCTGCTGTTTGCAATTCTTTGTAGTTATTGCTCTGTACACCCGGAATTGTTATGTTGCCTTGTTGCGTATCATTGATATTTCCTGTAATATACCATTTAAGTTTAACAGCTGAGTACAATACCGGATCTATATCTTCGCTAGTATATGCATCATATGTGTCACTGTTAACTTCGTAAAATATGTTGTCATTAGATCGTTTAATTATGAATCTATCAATATACCCGTTATTAATATTTTCTTTGGTAATTACAACGTTATACGTGTTAAATGATTTATAATTGATTTCTATATCAGAAATTTTATTGTACTCAATAACAGACTCTGGTTGTTCTTTGTATTTAATTAATTTTACTGATTTATTTTTATTCCATATTGGTTGTGAATATATTTCGCCTGTTGTGTATTTATGATATAATCCAACATATTCCACATTATCAGTAGTCATTAGCTCTTGACCAGTAGTATATAAATTATTAACTATTTCATTGGCGCTATAATATGACTTTATTCTCATTTCTTGAAATCTATTCTAGGTCTCATTATGCATTGTATTCCGGTGTTCCATTCACCGGTTGATGAGACACTATGGTTTATTCCGATGATACAAAATACAGTGTTATTAGTATATCTTTTTGGTAATCCAGAAAATTCCAAAACATCTCCATATCTAAAACCATTTATGCCTTCTACTGTAAATGATGCATCAAACGGTATGACTGGTGCTTTTAAATTAACGGAGTCTTCTAAAGATGATTTAGGATATTGAATGTATTTTTGCAAACTGGTATGTAATGTTGTTTGATTTTTACTTTCATCCATGTTTTTACCATATATTGCTATAGACCCCGTTAGTTCACCTAAATATTTTGCGTTATTATCTTTATAAGACTGTTCAATTTTCTTTAATGTTTCCGGAGATTGTGCATGCAAAACTGTGTCATTACCGAATTCATCTCGTTGTGTCTGTGTTGCACTATACATGTATGATAAGAATGGAGCTATTTCTGATTCTGATATATCTGCAGGATTTTGATTTAATACATATGCTAAATTAGATGCATCGGTAGGTAGTTTACCATTAAACTGAAACTCTTTGACAATAGTACCAATCTCATTGTTTGCAAACATTGGCACATTAAATGCTTCAGGAACATTGCTAAATGACTTAACGTTGTTACTGTCATAATACAATAGTGCATTTTGATTTTCTGGGTGTGTAATTAATTTTAAATCATATGCTCCACCTGATGCATAATATATTGTAGCAGATATTCGTTGTAAAAATTCAGCTAGAGTATATGTTTCTGCTTTTGCCATGGCAGTTATTATTTCTTCAATAGTTGTAGTTGATATGTATATTAATGTGCAATATGCTTCAGGGTTCTCGTTATCTGCTTTGAAAAACTTAGGCTTTTTACTGTCTAAATCGCCATACCATGTAAATGAACCATAATTATCCTGGCCAGGAAAGAACACAGCCAATGGATCTGCAGATACTAAATTTTCATAATATTTACATGTATTTAGTTCTCGATTGAAAACAATTTTAACATCATTTCCAACTACTGTAGCTGCTTTAGGCAGTATGAACTCATTAACAAAATTTATCAGTGCTTTCAATGTAATATATTTCATTGACTGCATATCTGATTTTGGGGCTCCCCAAATATAACTAACATCTCGTAATGGAGATTTAACATCATCATCAATATATATACCAGACGTCTCCGATCCTAAGTCTTTTCTCTTTTTTTCAATTACTTGTTCAATTGTTTCGTGAAATGTAGTGACTGCAATTCCTTCTGCAGATCCACTATCTCCAGTATTAGCACTCATAGCCATTGAAAGATCGGTATATACTTGTGTGGTACCTCTCATTGTTAAACTTGCAGCAACACTTGCATCTGTTTGGTAATCCAATGTAAATGAAATGATAACACCATCAAAAACAAATGCATTCATTTTTTTGTATTCGAGTTCCTGTTCTGCCGTTATCTGTGGATATAGCTCTTTTAGTTTTTCAGTTGATGGAATAGATCCTGATGTTAAATATCCTTCGGTTTCAGATTTTGTTAATATTGCCGTATTGGGATGTTCTATAAGTATCTTTACATTTCTACCTGGTCTTAAATAGACGGATTCGAAATAATCTAAATCTCTTCCAGGATTTGGTATTGTAACATTTGCAGTTGCAGTTTGCATCATTCCCATGGAATCGTCACCTATAGAAACTTCTAATCCAGTTAAATATGGAGGTATTCGCTTTGATGTGTTTGTTCGTGATTTTTTCCCGTCTGTATCAGTAAAATCAAATTTTCGATCGGTTACGAATCCACGTGGACCGGTTGGTAAATATTCGCCTTGCCTTACGCCAGCACCTCCTAATATTGCTTCAGTAATTGGTTCTTTTTTCGACGAAAATTGTTGTGGATTTCCTTTCAGTGCTGAAATTCGGGCTTCATTAGTATTAGTAGGGACATATGTTACGTCATATGGCGTTATTGAGACATTGGCAACTTTACTAACCATGTAGTTAATGTCTTTGGTTCGGCGATTGCGTTTACCTGCTGCTGCTCGAGCTAGTAATTCTAGTTGTAAATTAGCATCTACTTGTGAATAAAAAATATCACTCATCTTGTTCTATTTGTTTGTATAACTTGATCTAAAAATTCTGTTTTTGCTGGTATTCGCAATTTGGTATTTGCTGGAACAACTAAAGTTCCTTTTCCTAATCCGTTTGCTGCAGCAATTACCCACCACAATGAAACATCATCATAAAATGCATTGGCCAATTTATCTAATCGATCTGCACTAGTAGTGATTATGAATGTGTCATTTGCGGTAGCTGGTATAGTTGGAAATATAGTAGTACTACGTCTACGCTTACCGTTTTGGTCTTTCATTATATTTGTGGTTGAATATCTACTCATAATATTAGTTTTCGTTTATTGGGGTAGGTTAGATATATCAAACTCAGCTAAATTTGAAATATTGATTTTATCATCGTTAACAATATTAAACTCATCTTTATTTTCTCGTTGTGCCTTTGCTAATTCAGCTAATTGTTTCTGACTTAATTCTGCATTATTTCTAGTATCACTTAACCAATTGTCATTTCCTGGTAGTGGTAAGCCTGATTTGCCATCGAATCGTTTAGCCAATGAATAGAACTTGCCTCCTTTTTGTGGTAACCAATCTGTGATAGGTGTTACTGTCATGTTAACGTCTACTTTGTGTGGCGTTTGCATCATTTGTGGATCTTGTTCTATGTTAGTTTCCCATGTTGTATCAGCGTTATGTAATGTATAAGTAACACTTTTTACTATCACTGCTTGTTGATTAAATAAATCTCCTATTGTTAAACGCATCCATGGGGCTACTAACGCAATATTATCTGTGGTATATTCTGGTGCAGTATATCCTGCTAATGCGTTTAATTTTCGCCAAATTGGTTTAACTTCGTCTCTGTCTGTTGCATATACCGTAAAATCAAAAGATACGTCTCTCGTAAACCCACCATATTGAAAATTCTGATCTCCTCTACCTATAAGTTGAAAGCCTTGCCAACTGGGATTGAAACTATCTGAAATTGAGCCTATAATTGCTCGAAAAACTATGATATCGTCTTTCTCGGTAGTGTTTCCGGCGTGTAGCTTAGGTCCAGTAAAGAAAAACTTTATAAGATCTGCAGTCTGCCCAGCTTTATCAAAAATCGCCGCATCTCCAAATATTTTAGGTTTAGGCAACCACTCATATGCATTTTTTAACTTTCGTTTACCAAAATCTATAACATTGACTTTATCACCTCGGAATGGTGTTGCTTTAGATAATATGTTTTTAGTAGGAATCCATGATCCTGGATCTTGTTTATATGCAAATTCACCTGATTTATTTTTTGAATCGTTTACAATACCAGGAGACCATTGAGTAGCTACATGGCTTTGTGCTGTAAAGTCATTTCTCAAAGCATATGGATTATCATGATCGCCCCAACCATACAATGTTTGCAAGTTAAATATAGAATATGGACCATATGGAGAAATAGAAGTAGCAGAATATAATCCAGAACGAATTGCATTTTTACTGCCACCAGCGTCTGAGCGATCAAATAGTGTTCTTTGTGATACTGCTAATCCGTCTACACGCTTTGTTGATAATGCGGCTGCAGTACCTGCCCCAGCTTTAGGAAATTTTCTGGCTCTAAAATCTGGATATTGTATTCCTACATTATTAGTAGAATTTAATGCGCTAACAGCTGATACTGCATATGCAGATTTAGGAGAATAATTTTCTGAACTATTAGTAAAACTTTGTCCGATCTGAGCTACTTGTGGTATTCCTGACAAACTACCAATTGACCCTACAGCAAACCCTGTTGCTTTTTGAGCTAAACTACCTAACGTGATATTTGTGGTTTTAGCTTGTAGTGGCGTCCAGAGTTCTGGGCCTTGATCTATATTTATTAAAGTTTTAAGTGATTCGTTATATGCTTTTTTACCAACGTAAGTGGATGCATTCATTATACTGCCCGGGGCGAGTGGGTAAGTACCAGCTGCCCAACCTGCGGCATTTGGATATATAGTATTAGTTGGCATTATATTCGTTTCCTCCCGTTCATTGATGTGTCACCCATTACATTGCTTCCTCGAAGTGTAACTAATATGCTTTGCAGAAGATTTTCCATTCTTGCATTTGATGTTACTGGTCCTCCTGCGGCATAACCAACTGGTCCGCCGCTATTAATTTTGTCTAGTAGCGGTTTATTTCTTCTGGTAGCTGCGGCATTAATAACATATTCACCATCTGATAATCGAGCTGGTATTGAATCTGATGTTCCCGTTCCAGGACCTGATATGTATCCACCGGTGGCTTGTTCTACCGGTTCTGCATATGGGGATTTTATTAAATTAGCTAACTCGTCTACTTTCCCAGTAATTGTATCTATTCCTTTTCCTAATACTCCTGGTAATACCTCACCTAGTTGTTTTAATGGAACAAGTGATTCTTGCAATCTATCACTAACAATACCTAGACTTCCGATTCCCTTTATAAAGTTCGGCTCTGTAAATGTTTTGGATGCTTTTTCTGCAAACTTCATGGATAATTCAACTGAAGTGTTGAGGTCTTCTAAAAATTGGGCGCCTGTTGCTTGCGTCTCGATGTCTTTTCCTTCTTTGTCTTTTGTTATAACTTTTGCATTTGTTTGTCCAATAAATGCTATATCTTTTTTTATTGCGTCTAATGAGTCAGCACTTCGTTCTGCAGGTGTTCTTACGTCTGCTGCTTTAGCTGCTCCTTCAAGAACTTTGTCTATTTGATCTGTAGTTAAATTACTATTGGCTCTTAAATCTGCTTCTAATTTCTTTAAATCACCTTCAGCTTGGGCAACTAAATTTTCAACCCCTAATTCTTTTTGAAGTTTTAATTGGGCATTCATTTCTAATAGTTTAGCACCATCAATACCAAATAACTCAGATGCTTTTTGTCGAGCTAGATAGTTATTTTTTAGGGTATCGCCTTCTTTCTCCAAGAATTGTTGCATTAACTCGGCTTGTTTAACTCCGTCGCCTTTCAATTGAGCCATTCGGAATTCATTGGTTAAACTCTTACCAGAATCAGTTAATAAACGATGGCCGGTTAATTGTTGATACTCCATTTCAGTACCAATGCTGGATTCAATGTTTAATAGTTTATCACCTACCGCACTAAGCTCACCCATTGTAGTACCTAATAATCTGGCTTTCATTGTTGCTGCTTCTAATTGGCCTGGTACTCTACCAAATTGAGTAGCTACATCAGCTCCCATTGATGATATATCTTCTACCATCTGTGCCATTAACTGAGTTTGATCTTGACCAGTTGCGTCTGAGAATGTTTTGGCTACCTCTGTGATATTTGCAATACTAGCGGCTGCATTCATACCCATTGATCTAGAAAATAATTCAAATTTCTGAGCGCCTTCCTCTGAAAGTCCTAGATTATTTTGTAAAAATGCTTGTGATTTTATTAAACTATCAACCATTCCATTAGTTGCATCAACCATTCCATTAGTTGCGTTTTTTGATGTAATAAATCCACCTGTAATCTTTCCTAACCCGGCAGCATATTTAAATAGTTTATCATCGCCAATTTCAACGGTAATAGCTCGTAACTGTTTAGAAAAATCAAATCCGCCGGCACTACTCAATTTAAATTCTTTTTGTAAGTCTTTTTGGCTTTCTATTAAGAATGTGAGATTTTTTATTGACTTCCCAGTTGCATCAGCAAAGTCTTTAAAATAAGCTTGAGCTCTACCAACGCCTGCAGACAATGCTGCAAATTCGCTGATGTTGGCTGAAACGAGCTCACTGACATCTTCAATGGCCGGACCAACACTTTTTAATGACTCAGCGAAGGTATCGATCTGTTTAGCAATTTTAGTTACAGTACCGCCATCATTTAAATCGCCTATAGATTTAGCAAATTCATTAAATTCATTTGCCATACCGAGTCTAGGTTGTTTCTTTAATTCATTAACAGACACATGATTTGTAGATCTCATTGGTTGACTCTTTATTATAAATATTTACAAGTTACTTTTTGAACTTTGGTCTGTTGATCTTATTTTTTTGTCGATTGACTTGATCTTGTTGATCTGCTGCAGCATCGCTCCGCATCTTGTTGATTCGTGATACCCATAGTTTACGAATTCGCAACGGCATCGTGTATATGTCTTCAAATGACCAACGACCTTCTCCAGCCCATAATAGGTCAAATAATTGATTATGAAATAATACTTGGTCTTTTGCTTTAAAACCAAAAAAGGTCGAGCTTAAATTGAAATGTGGCAGGATAAGTGGCTCCCACATCATCCACTACTTCCGTTTCATAATTAATACCGGGTGCTGACTCTACAATATATTTTCTAAGTTTTCTACTATCTATTGCTCGCAGTTCATATTTTAAATACTCTTCTATAGTATTAACGTCTGTATCTCCGTTTATTGCATGGATTGACATTTTGAGAAATGAAGAGTTAATTGATTCGTCTTCTACTTTATTAGCATCTGCAGCTGATAAATATTTAAATTTAATAACATCGTTATTACTAGGAATAATATATTCAAAACAACCGTTACTATCTGCTGCTTTATCAAATGTTCGTGATTTTAACTTTGATAGATCCAATATTGCATTTACCGGCTTATCCGTTTTAGGATCAGTGACTGATACTGGATATTCATTTCCATATCCTAATATTCTAGCAGATATAATTAACCATTCTTTGTCACCAATAACAAGCTCGGAAATATCAACTCCTGGTGTTACAATTAATGCTTCTAACAGTTTATCAAACATAACACCTTCGCTTATATAACTACTATTAGATAGTATGTCTTCATCATATGCAGTCATGTGCCGCATTTCTATTTTTCCTGAATTTAACACTGATGTTTCTGCATATACTTTGCCTTGAGATGGCAATGTAATTATGTTTGCAGGAAATTTGCTGTTTTGCTTTTGTTGCTCGTACTGCTTTTTTGCTAATTCGACAATCTGTTTGTTGTCTAATCGATCGGTAACTTTACTCATAATATCCTTCTTATAACTTTATTAATAAATATGGGTGAACATAAAAAATGGGTAGAAATTAATCTACCCACTCTATTAATATAATTTGTATTTTTAGAAATTTAAGAATGCCCAATCGTATCGAAGATCCATTGAAATTTTAACAACGTCTTCACTTGACCAATCTAATTCACCAAAATTTGTACTAGTAATATATGTTCCTTTTAATATCCACTCTTCAACTTTTTCGCCTAATGGAGAAAGTGATGTCAATGTTACTTCTTTTTTATACATTGATGAATACCCATCTCTACCAGTTGCAGATTCATGATGCAAACGTACCCAATCCATAACAGACTGTGCTGCTGATGGTATAATTGGATCATATAGTGATATTGAGATTTTATTCCATTTAGTTTTACCTTTTACGTAACGTTGAACGTTCATATGATCTAATACAATTTCTCCATTATCTAGACTAGGTTTAGCAGATGAATGTATAAGATATGCAGGTATGCCTTCAATTTCCATGATAAATTGATGTGACTTCTTTGGTTCCCAAGAGTATGCGTTTTGCCAATAATTGTTATCAATACCATAATCAGCAAAATCTGTATTTACTCTATCTATTAATGCCATATTTATTCCTTATATTTTAATATAAATATAACGAACAGTAAAAAAGGCAGAACCGAAATCCTGCCTTTTGTGTTATTTTTTAATCCTATTCAGGAAATGATGCACCTGTAGGTTGAATATTAAAGTCTAAGACAATAAATTCTGCCGTTCTAGTTGGCTGTAAAAATATTTGACCATACATTATATTTCTATCTATTACGTCTGGTGTGTTATTTGTTTCATCCATTACTACACGGAATGCTGACAAACCTTGTTGTGCTCTTACTTGTTCTAAATAAGGATTCACAATGCTCAAGAATCTGTTTCGTGTTGCTGAAGTGTTTTGTTCGAATACTAGGTATTTAGTTGACGACGCAATAAACTTCTTAACTTCGATAAGCAAACGACGCACATTGACACGATCTAATGCACTTGGACGAGCTTGCAATGTCTTTTGCCCCCAAACACAAATTCCTTCATTAGGGAAGTTTGCTATAGGATTAACACGGTTCTCATATAATTCATCTCTATCCGATTGACTTAGATTCTTATATGTACCAATTGCCGTTGTCAATCCACCTCTAGTTAAACCGGCTGGTGCATACCATGGTGCAGTTACAACATCATTAAATGCTAATACACCTGGCATCACTACTGATGGTGGAACAAAAATTGGTTTATTTTTTCCTGGATCTACAACTCTTACCCATGGGAAATATGTTGCTGCATAATTGCTATCAATATTTGTTACTTGTTGAACTACAGTATCAATATTATCTGTTAATGCATTACTATCCATTATATAAAATGTGTCTTGTCTTTGTTCTACCAAGTTTCTAGCAGCACTAGTTACTAATGGATGAAGGCTATCAATAACACCTGGTGTTATCAACATGTTCATATCATAATAA